TTTTACTTTGTCGGCTCGCTGGGTATCCCAGAGTTTTTGCCAAGCTTCCTCTTCCTGCTCCGTGGCTTGCAAGGCACACGCGCGTGGACTTTTCTCTGGATTATTCATCATCACCTCTCAAGCAGACAACAATCATCACAACAACAGCAATTGCGGTGCCAAACAGCATCACCGTGTCTAAAATACTCATATTGATCCCCTGGTTGAAATAAGCTCTACAGCACGTTAAATCATAAACTAATACTTGGATAGTCAGGACGAAAAAAAAGGGCTGCAATAGCCCTTTAAATTGATTCTAGAGTGGTTTATAGGTAACCGATTAATCCATCTTCATCAGTTATCTCAACCACCCAATAGACTGGCCCCCATTGAATGGCCACATAACGCCAGCCATGATCATCTTGCATACACTCTCTCGCTATGCTCTCGGCCTTACTTTGACTATGCAAGGTCATAGGTTTAATTGCTGTAGTCATGCTATATCCCCTGGTTAGCTAAAATGTTTAAAGCTTGATCGATGTAGACATATGCCACTAAAGCAAAGCCTATCCAAAACGCTACTCTTGCAATAATTTCTTGTTTGTTTGTCATTTTGTAATCCCCATTACGAACAATAAACCGGTAAACCGTACCGGTACGGTCTAACGTTTTATGCTGCAATCTGGCCTTTAGTGGCATCTAACCCTAAGATGTAATCAGCGGCTTTCTGAGCGAGTGCGGCAGCTTTAAACACAGCCTTATTATCATCACGCAAGCATTTCAGCCAGTTAGCGATATAACTAGCGTGTTGCAGTTTGCCAGTAATGCCGTGATCGAAACATAGAAAGGCTGCGCCCATCTCAGCGACTAGCTCTTCAAATGCATACTTGCTATCACCAAACTTTTTACCCAATACTCGATCACATCTAGCCTTTGCACTAGTCCAGTGTGTCAACTCATGAAAGGCTGTAGCGTAATAGTGATCGGTGCTAGTAAAAGCTGATTGATGTGGTAACTGGATAGAATCGTGGCTAGGTGAATAAAAGGCTGCATCGCCGCCATGCCGGATAATTGCACCAGTTTTTACAATACGATCATCTGCTAGAGCAATCGGGTTAAAAGTAGAGTCAACCACGCTGGCCTGATCGGTATAGCCGTCTACCTGAGCTGCATTGAATACAAAATACGTTTTAAGTAAAGCGTATGACTTGCCGCCATCTGTAGACTCAGCATCTGCTACGGGTTTAACTACTGGCTGAAAGTAAACGATGGCTGTAGCCTTTTCGCCTTTCTTAACCTGGGCACCCAGCTCTAGCCATTGTTTGTATGTAGCCCAGTTTGCAGAGCTGTAGCCTTTAGACATTGAGCTGACACCCAGCAATAAGCGATTGATGCCTTTATAGGCTTTCTTGCTGATTACGTTAGCATCTGCACTACTGTCAGCTTGCCAAGGTTTAATCCAAGGCGATGCACCACGCTCTAATTCAGCAATGATGCTATCGGTAACGGTTTGATAGATTGTCATTCGATACCCCTAATGTAAAACTCTGTCTAATGTCGAACCAATTGTTCGATACTTGATTAGATCACGTTTATGTATATCAGTTCAATGTATTTCTTATTATTATTGATATATATTTATAGGTGTTTACCCTGCTAAAGTATAACTTATAAATATCTCGAGCTCGAGATTTCACCACAGTATAGACGTCTATATACCTATACCTTAGACTATAGACTGTACTGATATATTAAGTAATACTTAGTTATTATCTATAGATGTATATACTTGTTTTTATATATTATACATATCAGACCTCAGAATAGACAATAGGGGTTCAAGTTATACATATAGTAACCATACCGTATGGTTCAGAATGGGATACGCTGGAAGTTTAGTATCTCTCTCCCGTCTACTGTATATGGTATATCCAAAGGGGCAAAGGGGTAACGACTAGGTACGTTATACCTATATACCGGAGCATAGCTAGATACCAGTGCCGTCATAGGGCTATGGGCGATACAGTAACGCTCGGCAATCGAGCACTAGACGCGCAGCTAGATCGATGCCAGGGCACTGGCTTGGGTTTGAGTATGGGTGAGCGGGTGCACCATTCCATCATCCCCCCAAAAGAAAAACGTGTTTATGCTAACATCCCGATATATAGGGAGATGTACATGGCAGATATACTTGGTATTGAGAAAGATGTACCGATGACAGCTAAGATACGAAGATACACCTATCCGTATAAGGATATGGATGTAGGAGATAGTTTCTTTGTACCTGAAGGTAAGTTACCGACTATTAATAATGCTAACTACCGTGCTAACAAGGTGTTGGGTTGGAAATTTAGTGCTCGTAAACAGGATAATGGGATCAGGGTATGGAGAATCTTATGATGAACGGTGCTGCGGTGATTGAACAACTGGTTGAGACTGCTGATGAGGCGTTTAAGCGTCAGTACTTGGATCGTGTCTGGTCGATGACTAAGATTGATATGTTTAAAGAGTTAATGCGGGTGCATGGTGAGAGCACTCGGATGATGACTCAAGCCCAGGCTGAGATTGATAACTTGAAGGCGGTGATTGCTCAGTATTCTGAGGGGTTGCATTAATGGCTGATTACCACGTTGTTGATAATGGCGAGATGCTGGCTTGTGACTTTGTGGATTGCTTGATGCGTGCGCGGTTGCAGGAGATTATTCAAGAGTTGACAGGTTACATTGAAGACAAGGTGGCTGAACCTGGGGATAAGAAAGTGATCAAGGCCGCAGAGGTTATTCTTGGATACATTACTTAAACAGTATCTCTTTGAGACTCGCTCTGACCTGTCTTTGCAAATGAGACGGGCATTGGCTTGCAAAACCAAGAAGCAGAAGATTAAGTTGGCAGAGGATTGGCAAAAGAATTACTCTGAACTGATGTACAGAGAGTTGATTTCTTGTGCACGAAACAAAGAAGTCTGTGTCAGGATTGCAAATTGGGAACAAGATGGCCGCATTTAATCTGCAACAGTTCTACAACTTCTGTAAGCAGCTCAAGATTGAGACTAAGGAGCAGGGCTTACGCAAGATGGATAACTTGCTAGGCACCCAGACCTATGTGATGGGCGAGATTGCTAAAGGGTTGGAAGAGGATATTCACTTCTTTACCATTCTCAAAGGCAGACAGTTAGGGATTACAACCATCTCTCTGGCACTTGACCTGTACTGGCACTTCATTAATCCAGGCTTACAGGGAACGTTGACAACCGATACTGAAGAGAATCGGGATATGTTTAGGTCAACGCTTTCGATGTACATGGAGGGTTTGCCAAAAGAGTACAAGATACCGGTGTTGGCTCACAACAGAACCCAGATGAGTCTGAAGAACCGCAGTCGGTTGTTTTATCAAGTGGCAGGGACAAGAAGCAAGGGGACGCTCGGCCGTGGAAAAGCAATCACATTCCTACATGGGACTGAAACTTCATCATGGGGTGATGAGGAAGGACTTGCCTCACTACTGGCGTCTTTGGCTGAAACCAACCCAATGCGAATGTACATCTTTGAATCTACTGCCCGTGGATTTAATATGTTCCACGATATGTATACCACTAGTAAAAGAGCACGAACGCAAAGGGCTATTTTTTGTGGCTGGTGGCGTAATGAATTGTATGCACTTGATCCTCTTGGCCAGACTTACAAAGTTTACTGGGACGGTAAATTAACCGGTGAAGAGAAAGAGTGGGTGCGTGACATTAAGAAACTCTATGGCGTTGAGATCAACTCACGACAAATAGCCTGGTGGCGTTGGAAACTCTTAGAAGGTATCAAGGACGATTCTTTGATGTATCAAGAGTTCCCGCCAACTGAAGACTACGCTTTTGTGATGACAGGAACGTCTTTCTTTTCTAACGCGAGGTGTACCGATGCTGCAAAGGCCGCCAAGAAACGATTACCCGATTATTACCGATACTCCTTCGGGGCAAACTTCCAAGACACTACCGTGCTCAAATCCACAGAACGTCTTGCCTCACTTAAGATATGGGAGGAACCCATTGATACTGCGTATTACGTTATCGGTGCTGATCCTGCCTATGGTTCTAGTGATTGGGCTGATCGGTTCTGCATTCAAGTGTATCGAGCGTATTCAGATGGTTTGGAACAAGTGGCGGCGTTTGCCACCTCAGAGATGAACACCTACCAATACGCTTGGGTGATTGCCCACTTAGCGGGTGCCTACAAGAACTCCACGCTAAACCTTGAGGTCAATGGCCCAGGCCAAGCCGTCATCAACGAATTACGCAATCTTAAGCGTCTGGCCTCCAACATGGGCAACCAAATGGGTACAGATTTGATGAACGTGCTCGGTAGCATGACTTCTTACATCTGGAGAAAGAATGATTCGCTTGGTGGCTTGTCTCAGAGCATGGGCTGGCTCACCACCTCGGCTACTAAGGAAAGAATGCTCACCTACATGAAGGATTACTTTGAGCGCAACATGATGGATATCTGGGATATGGATACCATTGAAGAAATGAAGACAGTCACGCGAGACGGTGGCTCAATTGAGGCCTCTGGGCGCAACAAAGATGATCGTGTGATCGCTTCAGCCTTAGCAGCCGCGGCTTATGCCGAACAAGTGCAGCCCCAGCTCATTGGCAGACGTATTTCTAAGGATATCTCTAAGAAACAGCAGGAATTAACCCCTGAAGAGGTCGCAATGGGTAGAAACGTCTCTGATTACTTAAAACAGATAGGTATTTACGGTGCGTCCAACAACCATTCTTAAAACCGACCTTCTACGCATCATTAAACGCTTTATTGCGGATGAAAACCGTGGAATCTCGCTAAAACTGTTTGCAGAGGTTGCCGGCATCTCTTTGAGTACGCTAAACGACACTTTTCAGAAAGAAACGTTTCCAATTACCGAATATGTACAAATAAGAGTCTCAAAAGCCTATATTTCTTGGAAAAAGGGAGAAATAGCGGTCATGCAGAACTGGGACAATACAAGATTCACCGAATACCGCAAAGTTGCCAAACCTCGCCTCGCCCGGGGGTATGGCTTGCAAGTCGTTAATGGCGAGATCAAAATGAAGCTAGGAATTGTTAACAAGGCAGACTATGACCATAATCTTGCCGACCAACTTGATAGGGGATAAATAATGGCTCGTATACTTAGAGATTACAAATGTCAGGAGCATGGCTTCTTTGAAGGCTTTGAACCTGTTTGTTCAGAGGGATGTCGCGATGAATTGGTTCTACAAGTCTTTCTTAAAAGCGTTGGCTTTGTTTCAGACAAGTCCAAAGCCGCCGACTCACACTTGCGAAATCTTGCGAACGAATTCGGAATGTCTGACATTAAGTCCACCCGCACGGGCGAGAACCAAGCCGGCTACCTTACCCGCAACAACAAGTTCAGCGAGAAAGAATACGCAGAGGCAGAAAAGTTTGCCACACCCAAAAAGCGTGGCCGCCCCCGTAAAGACCAGTCAGTCCAAGCCCCGCCCCCGCCGCCGCAAGAAGCTAGAGCCGGTGATTCAGCAATTTGGGGCGGTGGATTCCAAGGCATGAATATGCAATCCGTCTTGGCCGGACGCTTTAACCAATCCGTTAAAGGTGAGCAAGTGGGCTTGACACCACAGGCAGCCGGCATACAATCAGGACCAAGG